GTAAAGATGGTTTGTTACATTCTGTAAATGATATCTCTGGTTTACCTATTTTACAAGTTTATTCTTGGGATTACGTCCAACTAGGTAAATGGAATAAATACACATTATGTGTAGATTCTGATAAAGTTGGTATTGGAGTTACTGGTCCTTCTAATAAGTTTCATATATATGATACATCTGGACTTGGAGCTTTTAGATTACAAGATGGTACAGAAGGAGCTGGTAAAGTGTTAACATCTGATGTTAATGGATTAGCTACATGGCAGTCAGTTGGTGGTGGTACATCTTCTTCTGGTACAGTTCAGTTACTTAATGGTCAGGCAGTAGTCTATACATCTTATGTAACTACTGGATCTAAAATATTTTTAACTTACGCTGGTGATTCTGCTAGTGGTTGGACATTTTCAGCTCCAAATAATACAATGACAACATATACCGATACAATTGTCAGTAACACCTCATTTCAGATTGAGGCTGTTGATGCAACTGGTGCTAATGATACATCGAATCAAGCATGGGTACATTGGTTTATTATAAACTAAGTCCAAATTAAGTTTATATTTTTAATATATACCTTTATGAAATTAGTAAAGTTTTTTGAGTTCAAGGAAACCGATTTAGATCCTATTAAGTCATTTAGACTTAAGGATGAACTTAATCCTAAGTTATGGGATAACTTCGATATAAATAAAGAAGTAAGAGAGAATCTACTTAAAATTGCACAAGACTTTTATAACTCAACAGAACTAAACGCTGAAATAAAAGATGTTGTTCTTACTGGTTCACTAGCAAATTACAATTGGTCTGAGAAGTATTCAGACTATGACTTACACATCCTAATAGATTTTCGTGATATAAATGATGATATTACTTTAGTTAAAAAGTATGTAGATAGTGCTAAAAGTGTTTGGAATGAACTGCATGATATTAAGATACTAGGATATGAAGTTGAAGTTTATATACAAGATATAAATGAGCCTCATAAATCAACAGGTATATTTTCTTTATTAAAAGATAAATGGAATGTTAGACCTGAGAAGATAGAAGTTGAACCTGATGAAGAAATGATAGCTGAGAAAGCAAAGGGAGCTATGATGGCTATTGATGATTTAGAGGAACAGATAAACGAAGATAAATACGAACAATTTAATGAAAAGATTAAGAAAGTTTGGGATAAGATTAAGAATTATAGAAAGAGTGGTTTAGAAAGTGAGGGTGGTGAGTTTTCTACTGGTAATTTTGTGTTTAAACTATTAAGAAGAAACGGATATATAACAAAGATAATGTCTCTTAAAAGAGAGGCTTATGATAAACAATTTAAGTAATATGCACAAGATAAAAATATCAGAGATAGAACAATCTTTTAAGGAAATATTTGATGAAGAAGAAGGAGTTGTAAACTCTGTTGAGACTGTATATGAAGAGCCAGAAGAAGGAGACTTCTTAAGACTTATTATATCTATACATGGTTTAACAACAGAAGATACATCTATCATACACACTAAGTTTATATTTAAGGTTGATAAAGAAAAGAGAAATTTAATAGAAGATTCATTTATATACTTATATGATATAAATTGTGTTTATCATAAAATGGAATTTGATAATATTGTTGATTTGAAGAAAAAGGTTGAAGATATAATTGAATCAAAAAACTTTGGAGGTGATATACAAATTTTATCTGACTTTATTGAAGCCCCTGCGATGTTCTTAAATTACTATATGAGAAGAGCTAAGATAACCGATTATTCGGTTTTTGATGTAGAGTATGAACCAAAGTTCAAAACCACTCCTTGTGACAAAACTACATTTGATTTTAAGATTAATATTAATAATAACTATAATTTAGAAGTTTCTATTTATAAAATAGATAGAAAGGATCCAGAGGATTTAGATACATATAAATTTCAATTCAAATTTATGGATGAGATAGAAACTGTCGAGTCTGATACTTTAAAAAACTTACACTTTTTCATGGGTGATAATATCGCTAAGGTTCTTGATAAGAAATTAAAGAATAAGTAATGAAACATATAACTAAATTCGTTGAATATCTTATTGAATCAAATGAAATATCTGATGATGATATTAATGACTTCTTATACCCAATAAGAGAAGATTTGGGAATAGGATGTGAGATCAATGACCCAGTTACTATAACAGAAGGTAAATACGCTGGTAGAGAATATAGAAAAATAATATTTGATATTACAAAATTGGAATATGCTGGTGGTTTAGGATACGCAGACGCTTTAGTTGATCATAGAATGTGGGAGTTATTCAGTGAAATTATATCATTAAAAGATAGATTAGATAGTGATGAAGTAGCATTGGATATAAATACTCTTAAAAAGAGAATGGGTATATCTTTTATAACTAAAGCTCCTGTTAAAACTGGACCTCTATTTGAACTAGAGAAGCTTCATAGAAGATTAAGTAACAAAGCTTGGGAAGGTAGAAGTGATTTTACAAATAACATGACAATGAAGTTAGACAAGGAAAATCTTGTATTAACGATTAATGTTTCACTCTCATTTACTCATAGAAAATGGAGATTATTTATTAGAGATTTTGATTTATCTGATTATGATGTTGAAATTAAAACTCAAGTTAAGTATGATGAGTTATCAGCTGTTATAAAAATAACTCCTAAAAAATAATATATACAATATGGATAATTATAATGTAAATAGAAAAGTGGTTAATTTCAAAGATTTCTCAGGAGAAACTGAGAAAGAGGAATTACAAAAGGTTAGAAGAACAACTAAACCTAACTCAGAAGAACAACAACATGTTGGTAATTCAAGATTTAAGTTTAATAAAGTTACTCGTAAGATGGATGATTTAAGTCCAGAAATGATTGATGATAAAATTGATGCAATTGAGGAGTTAGAGGAATCTGTTATTAATGAGTCACTTATTGATGAAGCTGAGAAATTAGCTTCTACATATAAAAATTTAGATCCAAGAATATTAGCACATAATATACATTATAATCCTGATGACTTTTCAGAAGTTAAAATATTATCTTACTTTCTACACTTTATGAATAGATAGAAAAAAAACCTCAGAGAAATCTGAGGTTTTTCTTTTAGTTTTCAACCATTTCTTCTTGACATAGTGTTCTAACCATTCTATCAACAATTAAGTAAGGGTCTCCATTAGATGCTGGTCTTCTATCTTCAATATATCCAATAGCATCTGGATCATTTATAGAGGATGGTATTCTAATAGATTTAGTTCTGTCACCAATTCCCCATCCAAATGAAGTCATTGATGAAGTTTCATTTTTACCAGTTAGTCTATGTTCATTATTTAAGCCGTATATTTCAATGTGTTGTTTATGATTCATTCCTAATTTATTACACATATCAATAGCTATTTGCTTCTTATTTTTCTTATCCTCTCTTATAGTTTTAGTAGAGAAGTTAACGTGCATTCCAGAACCATTCCATTCACTTCCTTTGAAAGGTTTTGGTTCTAAATCAATTCTGTAATTATATTTTTCACTTAGTCTATAAAGAATGTATCTTGATATCCAAAGTTGGTCAGAACCATCGATTGCACTAACTGGTCCTATTTGATATTCCCATTGACCCATTGCTACTTCAGCATTTATACCACCAATTGATAGTTCGGCTTTTAAACATAAGTCAGTGTGTTCTTCAACAAAATCTCTTCCTTTAACATTATTAGAACCAACTGCGCAATAAAAATCCCCTTGTGGTTTAGGAAACGCATTTTGTTCCATTGGCCAACCAAGGGGTTTATTTGTGAAGTTATCAAATATGAAATATTCTTGTTCGAATCCATACATAGTTTCATCATCCATTTTGCTAATGGTATTAACCATTTTACTTCTAGTATTTGAACTATGTGGTTTTCCATCTGGGTGAGTTACTTCACATAAAACTAATATAGAATTATCTATAAATGGATTTACGAAAAAGTTAACAGGTTTTAATAAAAGTTCTGATTTCGAAGTTTCTGCTTGATAAGTAGATGACCCATCAAAGTTCCAAATTGGTGCTTTTAACTTACCTGATCTAAACAATCTAACAGTTGTGCTAACATCATCATTTGATTCTACACTTGTAATTTTTGTTTTACCTCTTAGTTGTTGAGTTTCTGACCCATCTAACCAGATGTATTCTAACTTCATTATTTTACTCATATAAACAATATTATTTTTGTTTATTATATTAATTTTTAAAACTTAGTTTCTGTAAAAACCTATAATTTTTATAAATTTGAGTACTATGAATAAAGTAATTATGCAACTTTGGGAGGAATCTGAAAGGGGATGGGGTATCAGACCTGATGGATGCTCTTTGCACATATCTACAATTGAAAGAAAGGAGTTCATAGATAAGATATACAAATCAAGAGAAAATATGGATATTGTTCCTGATGAGTATGATAGAGTTTCTGGTGATGAAATGGAGGTCTTCATAGAAGATTCTCTATTTGAGTTGGTGAAGATTAAAGGAACGGTTAGGTTACTTGAGAATGAATTAAATAATTTAATAAATTTAGAAGAATTAACAATAAAGTTATGATTACATTTTTTTACACATTTTTACTGGCATTTATTTGGAATGAATTCTATTATATTTTCAATAGAAGAAGATTGAATACCAATTTTGAGAATAAAGATATCGAGTCTATGAGAAAGATGGATTTGATTTATTACTCAACTAGAGTATTATATTGGATTTGGATGATTATTGGAATGTTTTCTGGATTATCAATTTTCTTTATAATACTATTCTCATTAGGATTTATTAAATTCCCATTATATCACATCAGTAGTAGAATATACAAAGTATATGATGATATTTTGCCTTTTATTTCGGTGATATTATTGATCACCACTTTAGTATTTAAGTTTATAAGTTAAACTTCTTTAAATGGTCTTCGGTTATTATGATAAAATCATAGCCTTTTTTATTACACCAAGCAATCATTGTTTCCCATTTGTTCTTATTCTTATATGCCATTTTTAGGTCATATTCAAAGTTTTTAAGCTTCTTAATTCCTTTATCTGGGACACTAAGACGACCTTCATTTAGGTCTTGAACCATCTTATACTCTTTCATTGGTTTAACCTCTACAACTACTTGTTTTAGAGTTCCATCGTGTGTTCTCATTTCATAGTAAAAATCGGGATAATATGAATGTTCTTTTATTTTAGTATCACCATTATCAAAATGTGTCATTTGATATGGTATTCTTAGACACTCAGCTCCCCATTTCGTAATAGACTTGTTGTTATCTAACCAAGTCATTATTTTCTTTTCCCAAGAACTTCTAAAATAGACACCACCTTGAGTATTAAGTTTTATTACTTTGTCTCTATATTTTGGTATATAATTACCTTGATTGTAGTTTTTATTATTTGGTGTAGAATTTATCATACTATAATTCTATTTTATTTATATATAAAAGAAAAAGTCCTACATGGGAGCACTTAGAGATAGAGTTGAACTTAGTTTACTTGTAAATGGTAATGGTCCTGTTGAAAACTTCAAGAACAATTCTTTGTTTTTATTTGATAAGTATAATAAAAGTGATAAGACTGTTATGAATATACCAGTTGGTAAGATGCAGTTAGGTGGATTTTATTTTGTTCACTATAAAGATGATTCAAATTGGATGAAATATGCTCCTATATTCACAGTTGACTTTAGAAAGTTCTCTGATATGATAGTTATTTTCGGAGTAAACTTCAATTTTATACCACTTGAGATAAGAGTTGGTGTATTTGATAAGTTTATATCGGAACAAGATTTTGAAAAGGACTCATTATTAGCTGTTAATTACAAAGGTATGTATGATGAGTTAAGAAAATTGGGATTTGAATATGCTATAAATGAATTTAATATGGGACAGATACACTCAGTTCATAAGATATCATTGGAAACAGTTCCTAGATTTTTATACTCACAGCATCCTATAAATAAATATGACCCAAATGCTTTGATGGGTATATGGAATGCTAAAATAGAGAAAAGAGATGCTAGACATCAAGAGATGGTTTCATCTTTAATAAGTGATTTTTATAAAATGGATAATGAGATATCTGAGAAATATGTAGTATTAGATAACCATATAAGTAGATTACAAAAGAGTTTAAAAAAATATGGTAAAAAATAATAATATATAGTATTATGAAACATTTAAGAAAATTCGAAGAGTTAGATTATTCTACATATATGAGTGCTGCTGATAAGTTAGCCGCTCATGGTCAAAAGGGTAAATCTGATAGACTTAGAGGACATGCTGAAGAAATGGAAATGAAAAGGATAAATGAAATGTCCTTTGATATACTTGTTGGTGAGACAAGAACATTTAATGATGCTAAGTTCAGTAAAGCTACTATATCAAGAGAGAAAAACGCATATGGCATTATGTGTATATTTAATTCAGAACCAAATCATACTCATAGAGTTTATGCTACTATAAATAATGATGGTAGTATTGATTGGAGAGAATATAATAAATTCGCTAATAGAAAGTCGGTAAATGAATATCAAAAACTATTAAAACTACTGGCATCATTTCAACCAGAGGTTAAGAAACTACTCGCTGAAATGAAGTTAGATCCTTCGCAACTAAGAGTGGTATCAAGGACATTTTATGTATAACAGAAAAGTCTCTCTTCGGAGGGACTTTCGCTTTTTAATATATACCTTAAAATTTTGATAATTTCAAATGGCTTCATATAATCAATTCGGTAGTTCAAATAACAGTGATAATTTTGCATATGTTAACTCTGCTGTAGAAAACAAAGGACTCTTTTCTAGGATTCTAAGAAATCTTTCCAATTATGGAATGAATTATGATGATATGATTTTGAGAAATCAAGTCGGTGTCGGTATAAATGAGGATCCATACGCTGCTAAAGGTAATAGCATGTATGATTTCTTCTCACAAAGAGCAGTTGCATCGGTACTAAATCGTAAATCAATTCCTTATTTAGATAAAGCATATGCTGATAAGAGAAGAATACTTAGAGAATACTCAATAAAAGATGAAATTAGAGATTTCGTTAGTTCATTAGCTGATGAAAGTATCATATATAATGATGATAGAGATTTTTGTTCACCAAAAGCACTATCAAATGATTATTCACAAGAAATAAGAGATAAATACCAAGAATATTTCGAGAAAGTTTATAGTAAATATGGATTTTCTGATAATATAACAGCTTGGAATATGATGAAAGATTTCTTGATAGATGGTTATATGGCTCTTGAGATAATCTATGATGATAAAAAGAAAAATATAATCGGATTTAATAGATTAAGACCTGATACATTAGTACCAGCTTATGAACCAAATGTTGGACATCTTTGGATTCAGTTCCCAGAGGATCCTCAATTGAGAAGAATATTCTTAGATTCTCAAATAGTCTATATATCATATTCAACTCAAAATGATTATTCAGAGACATCGTATGTTGAGGGTTTAATTAAACCTTATAATCAGTTAAAGATTCTTGAGCAAACAAGAATTATGTTTAATATGATTAACGCAACAGTTTATCAAAAGTTTACTATTCCTATTAAGGGTTTATCTAGACAAAGAGCTGAAGAGCAAATAGGTCAATTAATACATGATTATTCAGAAGAGGTTGAGTGGGATGATACACTTGGTACATTAAGTATAAATGGTGCTAAACACTTACCTTATAATAAGCAAATTTGGTTTCCTGAGGGAGATGCGGGTGTTCCACAAATGGAATTAGTGTCACCAGAAGGACATAATTTAAATGAGTCAGATATGTTGACTTGGTTTTATAACGCATTAAAGAGAGCATCTAAGATTCCATTCCAAAGATTTGATAAAGAGAATGGTGGTGGTAACTTATTTTCTGATGCTTCAGAGATGACTCGTGATGAGATTAAGTTTTACAACTTTATTAATAGATTAAGAGCTAACTTTAAGGAACTTATTGTTAAACCAATTAAACTACAAATGTTAATTGAATTCCCAGAGTTAAAAGATGACGAAGTATTCTTAAACCAAGTAGATATAACTTTCAATTCAAATCAAGTATTCGAAGAATGGAAGAAATTAGCTAATATGGAGAAGAAAGCAGGTATACTTGGTACAATGTTAGGAATTATGAATGGTGAGAAGCCATATTTCCACATAGATTATTTAATGGATAGAGTTTTTAAATTAAGTCCAGAGGAGAAAGCCGAGAATGAGAAGTATTGGGCTAAAGGTGGTGGTGTTGGAGCTGGTGAACCTGGCGCTGAAGGAGGTCCTGGTGGTGGTCCTGGAGAGCCTGGTGGTGATATCGGTGGTGGAGAGCCTGGTGCTCAAATGTCACCAGAAGGTGGTGCTCAATCTGCTCCTGAAACGGGTGGTCCTCAATCTACTCCTGAAACAGGAGGTGGTGAAGCTGGAGGTGGAGACGCTGGGGGTGGAGAAGAATTTGAGTTCTAATCTAAATATATAGATTATGAAATATCTAAAGACATTTGAATCCAGAGGTAGACGATTAAATGATTGTGCTCCAGCAAAGAGAACTTTATCTAAAGTATATAATATAGTTGATGATATAATTCTATGGGGTAGAGGTTCTGATGAGTTCTATGATTTCATAGTTGAGTTTGATGACTTTATGAAGTACGCAAATGAACATAATGGATCATTTGCAGGTAATAAGTTCGAGTCACTAGAACAATTCAAAAGATTTGTTGAGAATAGTTTAGAGAGTGTTATATCACCTTTAATATATGTAGCTCCATTTTGGCAGAGTAGAACAATATCTGATATTGTAGAATTCAAAGATGTATATTCTGATACACTTTATGTTAAATTATTAGACGATATAACAAACGAAGAGATAGATGAATTATTCAAAAGCTTAGAGGCTGATGAGATAGGAGTTAAGAAGTCTAAATCTGGTGAAAAATACCTTAGAATTTGGTGGGATTAAGCGGCTGTCTTTGGATAGTCAGTATCTAAATAAAAATAACTGACTCCTTCTTCAATTATACATTGTTTCATTATCAATTTAATGTTAGATTCTTCAAGTGTCATAACTTCTTTTCCAAAATTAGTAGGCATAATATTTACTTTAAGAGAAAGAGATTCAATATTATCTCCATTTATTATAAATGACATTGATTTAACATCAAAACAATACATACTAATTGTTGAGATAGATGCTAATTTGACATAATCATCTCTAAGTCCCATATACCCATACATGTTTGATATATCTTCAACATCATATTGAATTCTTTTACCCTCTAATAAAGATGTTAGTTTAATATCACGTTTAAATTGAGTCCATTGTTTGAATCTATTGAGCAACCTATCATAGTGATGTAATTTAACATCACTATTAAGATTAACTTTGTAGTCAATTAAACCCATTAGAATCTAGTAAAATCTATTTGTTTTCTTTCTAAGTCAACAGATGATACTGTTACTTTTATCTCATCTCCTAATCTTATTTCCTCACCGAAGTCATTATAAGCTTTATAATTGTTAACATCAGCATAGAATTTGGTATCAAATGATGAGTATTTTATCATACCCTCACATTTACTTTCTATTAATTCTACATAGATACCCCAATCAGTTACACCTGAAACTATACCATCATATACTTTACCAATCTTATCTAATAAGTATTCAGCTTGTTTATACTTAATAGAGTCTCTTTGTGCTTTTGCTGCTACTAATTCACGAGCTGAACAATGTTTAGCCATATCTTCAATAACAACTGGATTACCTTGTTTTTGTTTCTTTAGATATTCAAGTAATATTCTATGTGTCATTAAATCAGGATATCTACGAATTGGACTTGTAAAGTGTGAATAGTGCGTAAATCCTAATCCATAGTGTCCAATATTCTTAATAGTATAGGTAGCCTTTGACATACATCTTGTTACAAGAGTTTCTATCATATTTTCTTCTGGTTTTCCTTTAATATCTTTAAGTAATTGGTTCAATGATTTTTTTAATTTACTAGCATCATCATCTATTTTAATATCATATCCGAAATTATTACAAACATTAACAAGCCCTGTTAATTTGTCCATGTTAGGAGTATCGTGAGTTCTATATACATTAGTATATCCTTCATCCGATAATAATTTAGCAACTGATTTGTTACCAAGTAACATAAATTCTTCAATTAATTTATTAGCTTCTTTCTGTTCTTTGAAATAAACACCAATTGGTTTTTTATTATCATCTGCTAATTTAAATCTAACTTCAATTCCACCCATTTCGATAGAACCATCTCCAATTCTTTTCTTTCTTATCTTTTTAGCTAGGTCATTCATTAATCTAATTTCATCTTGGAAGTCACCATCTTTTCCTTCAATTATTTCTTGAGCTTCTTCATATGTGAATCTTCTATTTGAATGTATTGCTGTTTTACCAAACCAAGTATCTAATACTTTACCATCCATATCAAGTGTTAATACAACTGAGAAACATAATTTATCTTCATTTGGTCTAAGTGAACAAACTCCATTACTTAATCTTTCTGGTAACATAGGTACACATCTATCTACTAGATAAACAGATGTTGCTCTTTTAAGAGCCTCGTCATCTAATTTGGTTCCAACTTTAACATAATGTGATACATCGGCTATGTGTACTCCAATTTCTACTTTGTCTCCTAGTATTTTAATTGATAAAGCATCATCAAAATCTCTAGCATCAACAGGATCGATTGTTATTGTTGTAACATCTCTCATATCTGTTCTGTTGCTAATTTCATTGCTTATATCAAAGTCTATTTGATTAGCCTCTTCTTCAACTTCTTTTGGGAAATCAACAGGTAGTCCATACTCATACATTATAGAATTCATTTCAGTATTATTATCACCTGCGTCTCCTAGTATTTTAACTATTTTAGCTTTGGGTGATTTTGTTCCAGGTTCCCATCCAATCATTTCAACAACAACTTTCTGTCCGTGTTCGGCTTTAGAACCACCTTTGATATAGAAATCAACAGGCATTTTATTACTATCTGGAATAACGAATATTAAATCTTTATTTAGGTGTACTTTTCCAACAAACTCTGTTTTGAACCTTGAGATAACCTCAATCACTTTACCCTCAAGCTTTTTATCAGCCTTGAATATTTCAATCTTTACCTTATCAAGATGTAATGAGTTTAGTGTGTTCTTCTTGTAGATGAAAATCTCTGTCTCATCTATTATTAGAGATGCGTTACCGTTTGTTGAAAACTGTATTTGTCCTTCGTAAACATCTCCTTCTTTTAATTTAATCATATGGATATTCTATCCAGAAATTTCATTTTGTTTATCTCGCTTAGCTATATTGTCTACTCCGTACTTCTCCATTAAAGTAGTTTTCATTTTACCTAAGACCTTTTTATTCTGTATTGGGTAGTCAACTCCGAAGTTTTTTCTAAGAGTTTCCTTTCTTTTTTTCTCGGAACATTTTCTACAAAAATATTCACCCCATTTATTGTCATATTTAACATAGTTCTTAAATATGACATCTTTTTCGATTCCGCATCCATCACACTTACAAGTTATCTTATAATGAGATCCTTTAGACATAAGTTCAATAGGTATTGTTATAGTTTCACCTATTGTAACATCATATCCTAAATCTTCATAGTATTGGTAATTAGACTCGTTTATTTTAATATTTATCTCTCTAGTTAAAATCACTGGAATTTTTGAAATTTAAGTTATTTATTAAAAACTGAGTCTCTCCTCCATGTGATTCACACATGTTTGATTGTAAGTGATGTAGTTGATACTATAAAAAATCCATAGTTTATAATAAGTGGTTATTATATTAATAAATATAGTATGTTCAAAAGAAAGTGTAATATATGTGGGTTTGTTGGAATTGATAGTGAATTTTTCAATATCAATAAAAAGACCTGTAATAGTTGTATTAATTATAAGCAGATTGAGTCGGCTAAATCTAAGATGGATTCTAAGATAAGGAAAAGAGAATATTGTAAAAAGTGGAGAGAGGATAATAAGCAACATTTAAAAGAATATCTATTAAAGTGGTCAATAGATAATCCAGATAAGGTAAAAGAACATAGAAAAAAGAGTTACAATAAAAATAGAAAGTCTATAAATGAGTATCGAAAAGTATATGTAAGTAAGAGAAGATCAGAGGATCCAATTTTTAAGTTCATTGGTAATTTAAGAAATCTAATAAAAAACAGCCTTACTAAACAAGGATATTCTAAAAAATCACGAGCTTGTGATATAGTTGGTTTATCATATAGTGAGTTCTATAAATATATGGAGTCAATGTTTGTTGATGGTATGAGTTGGTCAAACTATGGAGAATGGCAGATAGATCATATAGTTCCAATAAGTTCTGCTAAGACAGAAAAGGAGGCTTTAAATTTATGTAATTATAAAAATCTCCAACCTCTCTGGAAGATAGATAACCAAGTAAAGAGTAATCGTCTGTAAAAAATCCACCTTTCAAATTTGCGGTGTTTTACACTATAATATATACACTACTGACAAAAAAATAATTATTTTAAAATGAAACCAGTTTTAATTGTAGAAAATTCAACAAACTCTCTTATAAGAGAGAACAGTACTGGTAAGAAGGATTATATTTTAGGTGGTACATTCACAGAATTTGGTGTTAAAAACCGTAATGAGAGAATATACACAGCTGATAAATTCCTTCCTGCTCTTGATGAGCTTAACGAAAGAATCACCAATCTTGGTGTTGTTTACGGTGAATTTGATCACCCAGATGTATTTGATACATCACTTTCTAGAGCTTCTCACATAATTACAAAAGCATCTTTTGTAAAAGAATCAAACCTAGTTTCGGGAGAAATCAGATTACTAAACACATATTGGGGAAAAGAAGCTAAGGCATTAGTCGATGACGGATGTCCTGTTTTCGTTTCTTCTCGTGCTGCTGGTATAACTGAATCAGACGGAACTGTGTCATTAAAGAAACTATTTACTTATGATATCGTTGCTGATCCAGGATTTGCATCTGCTAGAATGAGTGTTAAAGTTCTTAATGAATCATTAGGTTACACAAACCCAAAATCTAACTTTAGGATATATGAAATGTCCGATGAGTCTAAAATAAATGAGCTATTTAACATGAACAAAAATGAATTTGTTACTAAACAGCAATTAACTGACTACTCTCAGTATTTAGTTAAGGAATTAGCTTCTACTAAGAAAGAGGTAAAAGGGGCTATTACAAAAGGTAATATGAATCCTAAGAAATTGGAACAATTACTTGAATATTACGAAGAATTAAATAAAACAAACTCTCAAGTTGTTAAATATCTTGACTACTTAGCTGAAAAGGTTTCAGTTATGGTTAAGGAGAACAAGTCTTTGAAAGAAACACAAAATAAACTTATCAAACATAATGATTATTTAGCTGAAAATCTTGAAAAAGCTGTTAACTACTCAGAATATTTAGCTGAGAACTTAGATAAAAACATTGAATATTCAGAATATTTAGCTGAAAACTTAGACAGAAACATTTCTTACTCTGAGTATATCGCTGAAAATCTTGATAAGAACATTTCTTACTCTGAATACTTAGCAGAAAATCTTGATAAGAATATTGCTTATTCTGAATACATCGCTGAGAACTTAGATAAGAATATTGCTTACTCTGAATATATCGCTGAAAACTTAGACAAAAACATCGCTTACTCTGAATACATTGCTGAGCATGTTGATAACTCTATTGCATATTCTGAATATTTAGCAGAACATGTTGAAGGTAACATTGCTTACTCTGAATACATTGCTGAACATTTAGATGATAATATTGCTTACTCTGAATACATTGCTGAGAATCTTGATAAGTCAATTTCTTACCAAGGATTAATCGTTGAGAAATTAAATGGTTCTAAATTAAATGAATCATTTGGTGAAGAAGAGTTTCCTTCATTACAAGCTGCTGGATTTGATGATGTAGCTGAAGAAGAAATTGAAACTACTGAACACGAACAAGGTGAAACTCACGAAGAAGAAGAACAAGAGCACTCACATGAAGAAGGTAATGGTATTGCAGAAGTACCAGCAGAACAAATTTATAACAACGAAGAGGAAGAAGAGGAAGAAGAATATTCTCACGAGCCAATGGCTTATGAAGGAAATTCTGACACTGAATTATCTCAATCTATCGACAAATTAATAGAAGAAGCTAAAAAACGTAAAGTTTCTGAATCAACAGACTTGAATTTCTTAAAATTCTTAAACAAGTCACAAGTTGACAGCTTTTATGCACTATCAGATGACGAACAAGACACTGTTAAACTTCACATAAACGAAAGAAGTTATTTTACACAGAAGGAAGTTCTTACTCTTATTGCAGAAGCACTATCGACAAAGAATGAATCTCTTGAAGAAAGAGTAATCAGATTGATGCCTGAAAACATTAAGCCAATCTGGAATCAGTTAAATGAGTCTTCAAAGAAGTCTATCTTATCACAAGCTAGATTATACCCAGAAGATGTATTGAAGACTGAAAATCAAGTAGAGCACTTCTGGTTAACTAGAAGAGATCTAAAGAAAAATGAATCTGTAACTAAAAAGCTTGTAGCTCATGAAAGTTTAATACAAGAAGATAAACTTTCTGACAAAGACGTTATGGCTATAATGGAAAGATTCAAGAACATCTAATCTATAAAAAATCCACCCTTGAAAAAATACATATTTCGTAGGTGAATATATAGATTATAAGAAAAAAAAAAAAAAAAAAATTATGTCACACATTAGAATAGACAAACAAAAAGCAATCAAGAAGTGGACTCCAGTATTGGAAAATATGGGAGTAACTGGTGAGAGAACAGAATGGATGGCGGAATACGCTGAGTTTCACTCAATCAATGAAAATGCTTACGTTAACGCTTCAAACGTAGCAGGTATGGGTTCAGTAGTAGCTGCTCAACCAAACGCTTTAGCAGGTAACACATTAGGTTCTTACGCAAACGCTTTAGGATCAGGTGATGTTGGTCAAAACCTTTTACCAGTAGCAATGAAAATCGCTGCTCAAACTATCGGTTTAGACTTAGTAGCTGTTAAACCTTCTCCAGGACCAAAAATCGACTTACTTTATATTGATTTTCAATATGATGATACTCGTATGGGTGCAGGTGATGAAAGACCACAAGTTTTCAAAGTTAACGCAACTAGCTTAACAGCAGTAAACGCAGCTTTAGCAGCAGGATTAACTGCAGCAGGAATTCTTCAAAATTCAGGTGGTTTACAAAATGGTAGACTTTGGAATAATATTTCAACTGGTGCTACAGTAGTAAATGCTGAACCAGCTATCAAAACTAACCAATTAGAGTTCTTAGGATTCTCTCGTGTTGATGGTTTCCCAATGTTCAGAGCTTACAGACAGTTCAATACTGCTCACACAGCAGTTGGAGCTCCTCAAGCTAACTGGTCATTTGACGCAACTAGAAATACTTTTAGTCCAACTCAATCAATGGCATCTCAAATTGTTAACATCGCTGGTGTAACTGCTTCAGCTTTTGGAGCAATAACTATTGAATTAGTTTCAGCTTTAGAAGACCACTTACCTGGTTTCGTAGCAAGTTGGAATTCATCAGTTGGTGGTGCCGCTGGTAACTATCCAATGGATAGAGCTATGGATGATGACACTTATGCTGGTGTTATCGGACCAAAAATTTCTTCTAAGACTATCGCAGTTGGTACTATCGAAGTAACTTCAGCTTTAAGAAGAACAGAAATTGAAGATATCAAAGCTAACACAGGTATGGACATCGTTCAAAAAATGGAATCTATCCTTGTTAACGAATTATCTCAAACAATTTCTAAGCAAATCATTGCTAAGATTTTCGAAATGGGTAACCTTAATAGAAAATCTGCTCCAATCAGAACTGGTACTGAAACAATATTCGACTTGAATACTGGATACGCATCATCTGTTAGTGGAGAAACTACACACGCTGTTCAACGTAAGTTAATTACAAAGATAGCTCACGCTTCTAACTACATTGCTACAGAAGGTCGTGTTGGTCCAGCTCAATACTTAATCACAAACGGAGGACTTGCAGCAGCTTTACAAGACATCGCTGGTTATACAATTAACCCAGTTAAGTCTAAGATGAACTCTCAAGGACAATTATACCCAGTAGGTTCAATTGGAGATATCTCTATCTACGTTGACCCATACATGAAGTATAACGACAACAGAATCGTTCTTGGTAGAAAGAACAATCCTGACCAACCAGGTATCATTTTCGTACCTTATTTAATGGCTCAGTCAATCTCTGTAATCTCTGAAGCTACATTCGCACCAAGAATGTTGTTAAGAAGCCGTTACGCAGTTGCTGAAGTGGGTTGGTTCCCTCAAAAGCAGTTTATGACTATTAACGTTACTGACGCAGCTCAGTTACTTAACTAATCAGTCTTACTGAATATATTGAAAAAAGACCCTTTATGGGTCTTTTTTCTTTTTAAAAAGTTTATATATACTATATGAGTGGTAAATATTTATTAGTTGAAGTTAATTCAGATGATGATGTGTTTGTCAAATATTTTGATAGCCTTATTGATATTCAATCATATATCTGTAATGAATTGGTATATGATGAGATGGATATAGAGGATTTTAAGAATCCTCCTTATAGTGGTGTAGAAGAGAGATTAGAAGAACATGAATCAAGTTATTACATATTTGAGGGTGAAAAAGAATTATTTTCATTAATAATAGGTGATATAAAAGATGGTGATTGGGAAAAATTTATTGATATTTGTCTACCTATTAAAGAAAGTAAGATAATGAAGTTTAGATCATTTAATGAAAGTAAGAAGGATAAATTTCCTAATATTAAGAAGGTTGATATAAACGGATTTGTTGTTTATCTTGGAAAAGATGCTAAATCTAACGACCATCTAACATTTAATGTTGCTGATAAAGAAGATATTTGGATGCATGTCAAAGGAGTTCCTGGTAGTCACGTTGTTATTAGAGTTAGAGAGAACTTACCAACAAAAGAGACTATAAAATTAGCAGCTGAAATGGCTAAAAAGAATAGTAAAGCAGAAAAGGACTCTAAAGTCACTGTTGTATATTGTCAGAGAAGATTTGTTAAGAAGGAATCGGGAATGAATGATGGTCAAGTTAAAGTTGATTATCCTAATGCGTATGAAATTATAGTTTAATATTTAATATATAGTTAATAAAATATTTATAAAAATGGCTCAAGAAACAAGTTCAATTAGAGTATCATATTCAAATGAATTAATAGAGGTTCTAAAGAAATTAGAGGGTGAAAATAACTACTTAGCATTTGAATTGTTATGGATGATTGAACCTGATGCTAAATATCATAATGGGTTGAAAATATCAAAGGTTGATTTATCTAAATCTGATTGGTCATTTGATGTAACAATTGGTGGTAAGATTCATCCTATGAAAATTGGACAATATGTTAGATATTTCTTCAAGGATATAATCAGAGATTCTGAGGTAATTGAATTTTCTAGATTATATAATAAAATTAAAAATGGAGAACCTGTTCAAATTGGTACACCAATTGAAGTTGGTGAATTTGTATATAATCCAAAGGACCCTAGATCTACTTTCTTATCAATGGTTACTAAGACATATCCTCATGGAAATGAGGATGAAGTTCTTAAATTTTTACCTAAATTAGAAAAAGATTTAGTTGGAAATTATTATAAGATAATAGGTGGTGATAAACCAACAACAATGTTTACATCACATTTAGATACAGCAGATAGAAAACAAGCACCTACTAAATTATCCTCATTTATAGAAAAAGATGAAGAGTATATTATAACTGATAAGTCAACTATATTGGGAGCTGATGATAAAGCCGGGGTAACTGTGATGTTATATATGATGGCTCATAATGTTCCGGGATTATATTACTTCTTCATTGGAGAAGAAAGAGGAGGTATAGGTTCTAATCAGTTATCATATGTTTATGATAGTGTTGATTACTTAAAAAATATACAAAGATGTGTTTCTTTTGATAGAAGAAATTATCATTCAGTTATTACTCAACAAATGGGTAGAAAGTGTTGTTCTAATGAATTTGGAACAGCGTTATGTAAGGAATATACAAAGGGTGGATTAAGTTTATCTTTAGATCCAACAGGTATTTATACTGATTCAGCGTCATTTATTGATAATATTGCGGAATGTACTAATATATCAGTTGGTTATTTTCATGAACATACTGGTGAGGAATACCAAAATATGACTTTCTTAAAATCTTTATGTGAGGCTTCTATAAAAGTTGATTGGAATTCACTTCCAACAAAAAGAAAGGTAGGAATTGACCAGGAAGTATTGACAAAACATAAGTCATTTATAAGTGAATTGAAGAATTCTGTATTCTCATTAGAAACTAAAGTCGTTGGTGTTGAGGGTAGAGTATTTGTAAAGGTAGATATGGATGAATCAGATATAGATACAGTTCAAGAGGGATTAAATCTTTTGAATAATTTATTGATTAAATATAAAATGAACCCAGATGTGTTTTTTAGTGAGACATATTTAAAAATTGAGTTAAGATAATGAAATTAAAGAACTATAAACAAATACTTGAGGAAGTTGATCCAAAAGACTGGGGTGAAGATTATGATTTTGAAGATGATGATGACGATTTGTATGGTAGACCTTCATATAAGTCTAAGTCTATACACAGTGGTTATGATCCAGATGTAGATGATGATTTACCAGCAGATGATATGGAACATCTTTTGTATTTACTAAGGTCTTTCTTTAAACAATCTGGTATAGATGCTGAAATAGAACATAAGAAGTTAGATATAATGGCTTATGTTGTTCTTAATAAGAGAGAAAAGATGAGTACCATTCTAAAGGTATTTGATGTAGCTAAGAAACTTAAAAAGGATATATTAGCTCAATATGACTCTGAATTTGAATTATGGGAAACTAAAAGTGGTTATCCTATGTTAACATTTAATTTCTATTATGATAATGGAGATGGTGATGATAGAGCAGCTTTCTAAATTATTTTTCGTCAAAATTTGAACTTTTTTGACTTTTAAAGTATTATATATACAATTATAAGTAATTACAACACTTGGGGATGTCACAGAATTGATTCGTAGAGTAGTGGTGGTTATGCAGGTATCGGTTGGTTAAGTACCCGATTCATAAATTAAGTAACAAAATTGTAAACGGAAACGTAACAGAAGTAGGAACTCGTGAAGATTTAGTAGCGGCTCTACAAAACATGATCTTGGTAGAAGATCCAGCAGTTGCCTAACAGCAATTACTGTCAAAAAAACTCTCCAACTGATTCACACAGGATAAAAGGTGAGACTTTTTGTTGTTACTCGTTTGAGTCTTTCAAAACCAAGTAACTATTTTTTGAATTTAGAAAAATTTAATAAGCCTGTGAATGAATAATTATTGTTAACTAAGGAAGACACGGTGGGCAGTGCATCGTCATCTCCACAAGAAAAAACACACAATTTTTATTGTGTGTTTTTTATTTTATTCTTTTTAATATCTCTGTTGATTTTACTACAAAGTGGTTGTAAGTTTATATAGTGACACAACTCATAAAACTCCGATTCTGTTTTAGCACTTGATATTGGTAGGATATGATCAATATCCCATCCATGATTTAACTCACCGTTATATTTACCGTAGTTATTCCAGTTCATCCAGTGTTCGAATCTTGATTCTATATGTATTTTAAATTCATCTAAAGAACACCCTAAGGCATCCAAGAATTTAATATCAATAACATTAAATTTCTTAATTGATTTATTAAGTCTTCTTATATATGATATTTTGAGTTTATATAACGGGTCATCCTCCAACCTTTTTAGGTGAGTATTTCTCTTCCTTTTACTCTGATTTGACTTGAATTCTGTATTTTTAATGTTATTATTCCAATATCTCCTATTTCTTTCGTTTTTATTAATCCTTAGTATTTCTTTCTCCTCAACTGATAGACCTTCATATCTAATGCTTCTTTTCTCATATAGACAACTTTTACACTGATTTCTATATCCATCTTTTGATTTCTTTATTCTATCAAAATACTTTATATCCTTTTCAATTTCACACACTATACATATTTTTCCCATAACAAATTAGAATTTTTCTATATACTATATATAAATAAATTACTTCTTCCATATGGAAAAATATAAAGAGACTAAAAAGAAATACAACTCAGATAAAACATTTGTTCAGATTTCTAAAGATTTGCATAAAAAGATGAGGGAACATTGTGAAAAAAATGGGATAAAAGTGAAGGATTTCATAGAAGAAGTAATTAGTAATAGTCTATAATCAGAAAATTATATATATTTGTAGTATGAAAAAATTAAGAGATAGAACAGATATGTAAGGAAAAAATAACTTACATAATATGTCAAAACACACAAACAAACACTGGTTAAGAGAAAAGGAATATAATTCTCTTAAAACTGAGTACAACTGCCTCTATGATATGGTTCCACGTTATAGATGGAGACTTCTGCCTAATACTAGAGTAGAGGAAGTCAATAGAAAGTTTCTTTATAAATTCTATAATGAGGAATATGGTGTTAGAGGATCAGCTCCAAAGTGGTTTAGAAAAATGTTAAATAAAACACAAAGAGCTAAATCAAAACAAACACTATATAAAATAACTCATATAGAAGGAGACTTCGTTTTTGAAGATAATTATAAAAACGCTGCTTGGTTATACTGGTAAACTTTAATTAACAATTTAATATAATAGACATGATTAATAAATTTGAAGGTCGATATAGATTCTTATCTAATTTCTACCCAGTAGAAATAGAACATCAGGGTATTAAATATCCTAGTGTTGAGCACTTCTATGTTGCTATGAAAGTTAATGATCAACAACTAATCAATGGTAAATATTATACACCTGGTGATTTCAGAGAAATGATTGCATCAATTCCTGATCCAGGTAAGATTAAGAGAATTGGTAGGTCAGCAAAACTAAGAAGTGACTGGGATCAACAAAAGTTAAAAGTAATGAACTGGGGAGTAAGACAGAAATTCAAACAAGAACCATTCAAGGAAATGTTACTTGCTACCGGAGACCAACTTTTAGTTGAGGGAAATTATTGGCATGATAATGTATTTGGTTCTTGTAACTGTGATAAATGTGGTGATAGTGGTGAAAACAATCTTGGTAAAATATTAATGGATGTTAGAAATGAACTTAAATCAAAATAGCTAATATAACTTATAAAATTTTTTATTTTATATGAGTATTATTAGTTATTTTGGTGGAAAGTCAAGCAATGTCTTTATTGATTTTATCAATTCAAAAATTCCAAAGGATGGAATTAAAACATACATTGAACCATTCTCTGGGTCAATGGGAACGTATATGGACGATGATCGTCTAAAGTTCGACACAGTTATCTATAATGACAAGAACAGACACCAGGTTAACCTATTTAAGTGTTGTTCACAACCTGAGAAGTTTCTTCCATATCTGGAGAATCTTAAAAAAACATTATTACATACAGAAGAAACAGATCCACTTAAAAAGTGGGATTTCTATAAAGCTATATATAGAGAATATGTTAAGAATGACTTTCTTGATGATATGAACTTTGAAATAGGAGATTTTGAGAAGGCATCTATATACGCTTTCTTAATAACATCAGCACATAATTCTGTTTATCCTCGTGGTGCTGGATTCAATGGATATAAAAAAGATAAAGATAGACTTAAGTTAGAGGTTTTAATCGATAAATTGGTTAAACATAAATATACAGCTAAGTTAAAATCTATAACAGAGTTCAATAATATCGATTTTGAAGAGCTTATAACTAAATATGACTCAGAAGATACTTACTTATATTTAGATCCACCATATGCAAGATTTAATGAGGAAAAAGGTGAGGATGATGCTAAGAGATTATTCTGGTATGGTGCTGATAAAGATGGTGTATTTGGACCAGCTTCACATAGAAGATTATTGGAATTATTAAAGAATACAAAATGTAGATGGTCATTATCATACTACTATTTCCCATTACTGGATGAATTATTACCAAGAGACCAATATGTTTGGACTCAGAAAGAGGTATTTAGAAGTTCAGCACAGGGTGGTAACAATTCCAACCTTAAAGGTGAACAAACTAAAGGTGTTGAGTTATTGATAATGAATTATGATCCTGAGACTGGAAAAAAAACTAATGTTAAGGAATGTTCTACGACAATATCATAAAGAATGTATCAGAAAAGATTTTTATACCCAAGTCATTTTATTCGATAAATAAAAATTTAAGAAATTTCAAAATATATCAAATGAACGCTCCAGTTGTTGACCCTTCTATGGGTGAGGTATTTGGATTGGATCTTGAAAAACAATCATATAATTTGATATTAGATGAGTTTAATCGCAATATTACTAAGATAGTAACTAATGAGTTATTTGATACTAATAGATTTGAATGGGTTGATTTAAGAACTATACAATCTACACATGAGGCTTCTAATAAGATAATTGAATCTATAATATATCACGGTAAGGGGTTTAAGAATATAATAACTAATGTTAAGATTGCAAATTGTTTACAAGACTCATCCTATTTTCATATAAGTGCGTATAAATCAAATGTTCTTAGATCAAATGGTTCCGAACTAAGTGAAATAGGTAGTATTTGTGGTATAAAAATTTGGATAGATCCTTACATGAAATATGATGATGATAGAATGGTTATGTTTAATGACTTTTATATCAATATAGAAGATGTTAGAGGTTTTATAGTAGATGAGGCTTCTTTTAGACCAAGAATTAGATTAGAACATAAGATGGATTTTAGAGTCAGTGATACTAAGTTAATGTATGTTATAGAAAGTGAGTCATCTCCTGGTTGGTTGACAATTAAACAATTAAACAGAGATTTAAAAATAAATCAAATATTGGATGAAGAAGAATAGAAACGCATATTTAAAGATATTTAATAATTATAACCAAGATGGTAGTGCAATTTATGATATGTCGGCTGATATCGAGGGTGTTGCTAGAGTTGAAAGACTTGTCTTGATAGATCAAAAGGATGGTAAAGAGTGGGAGATATCTATAAATGATGGTAAATTGTTTTATGAACCATATGAAAAAGACGAAAAGAGAGATTTTAGAATTAATAAAGTATTAACAAAAGATGGAGATATCTAACCATTTAGATAAAATATTCGAATTGGGATTCGAAATTACACTTGATTGGAAAAACGAATTTGGTATTTACTATAACGCTAGTGACGTTATACCAGCAACCGCTTATTCTATATGTGTATTAAGATGTTCATATTATAAAAGTAAACATTCATACACATTTGAAGAGATGGTTGAATGTTGTTGTGATTTGTTTTATGGTTGGTATAATAGAAACATTGACAAGATTCGGGAATTTGATAGAGAATATGACGTTGAGCATATGGATATATTGGAAGATAGTTGTCTTAGAGATGTGACTAAACAAGTTGCTAGAGACCTTAATCTAACGGACTTATTGGAAATGTTTGATAAGCATAAAAAAAACTCAGAGTAATCTGAGTTTTTAGTTTTAAATAAGTCCAAATATCTTATTTATTTTCATTCTTCTTAAAGATTTTCGAGATGGTTGTAGATTAATAGCATGTGATATAGTTGCGTTTCCAAAAGCTGGTGACATAACTATATCATATGTTATTATTTTATTAAAGTGAATGTAACCCTTGTCCATCATTAGAACCTTCGATTGATATTAAACGAATTAAGTGTTCGTTATCACCTTTCTTTTTATAGAGTTCATTATAACCCTTAGCGATTCCCCTTTTGAATACTTCTGTGAAGTAAGCGAATGCGTTTACTGATTTCTCTTCGTTGAAATTGTACCAGTTTTGGAACATATCAAGTAGACCACTTTGGTAACAGTCTAACTTATCATCATTTGACCAGTATCTCATTTTTTTGATTGTTTTCTTTGCTAGTAATTCTAGCATTTTCTCGGCATTTCTTGTTAATTTTCCCTGTGCCTTGCTAACGATTATCTCGATGTATAGGTCTTTGTTATTTAAATACATTCATTTGTACTTATTTTTTAAGAGTTTAATGATAAAACCCTTTTTTGATTGCTTTCATGTTATAGGTGTGTATAATGGAAAAGTTTATTTAAAATAAAAAATCCTCAAATTTCTTTGAGGATTTTATATTAAAGTTTTACTCTTTCCTTTTGTTGAAGTTCTTTAATCCCTAATAGTTCCCCATCAAGGTTAGTTTTTCTCTTCTCTAAATTCTTAAGAGCTGTTGTTAATACTTCTGATTCACCAATCATTTGGATAGAACCTTTAACTTTTTCAATGTTGAAGTTAACGTCTTCAAGTTTAAGAGAGATTTCTCTTTCTTTATCTTCAAGTTTTCTTTTAACAACTAATTCTTTATCTAATCTATTTTCATAGAAATAAGTTAAGTCATAGTTCAGTTCATTTCTAACTTCATTTACTAATTCTAAAGCTGATTCATATTTAAAGAATGAATTACCATATCTTTCATCACATCTGTATAAGAATGTGCTGTTTTTATAATTAAATGCAAATATTTCTAAGTATGGGTTGATTAGGTTATTAACTCTCTTAACAACATCTAATTCAACAAATTTATCCATGTTTTTTGATACTTCAAGTAATACAGGATAAAAATTCTTATTAACGATAGGTACGATAGGAGATGAGAATAAACTCTCAAGAGTTGTTTCTTCATTTAATTCTTCATCATTGATGAAAACTCCACCTTTTTTGTTTACTGATAAACCAATAGTTAAATATTCAGAGATTCTGAAATTAACTTTGTCTTCTGATACAGAAGCATATCTCATAGCAGTTTCTAACATTCTTAGAGACATTAATTCTTGTTCATCTTTAACGTGGTTTTCTAAAAGAGTTTTCTCAATAGTTCCTTCTGTTAAAATAAACCAAGAATCTTTAACAAGAGCGATGTGACCATCTTCAACTTGTTCTACAATAGTGTATATAGATTCACCTTTACCACCACTTAAAAGATTAGTTCTTTGTTCAGGTGATTTAGTTAGATTGTGTACAAAAAGTTTAACTTCTGGTACCCAGTCATAAATAGCTAATTCATTAAGAATCTTAGACATTCTATCTTGATCGGATTCAAGATTAATAGTTTGTAATAAAACATTAATAGGTTGTCTATAAAGTTCTCCTTGATTCTTAGTATTAAGAACGTTATATAAATTTTTCAATTCATATAATAATTCAAAATTCTTCATATCATCGTTTAAGTTCTCTAATAGAGATTTAACACTCTTGTCATAAGTATATGGCTTAAGTCTTTCGTTTAACGAATTTACAATTGTCTTTTCCGACAAGTCATTGCAAGCATTCATATGTCCCTCAATTATTACTGATACCTCTTCCTGATCAAGAGAAAGGTTCTTTTTGAAGTTAAACAATTCAAGTTTAAGATTCTTCATATTTTAAAATATTTTTTTTTATATAAACTATATATTAAGGCTAAAAAGTCATTTTTTACCATTTTAATTATTGGGATTTGGGTCACTTGCATTGGGGTTATTTGTGTTCACAAACGACCTTTCCCTTGACTTTAATATGTTATTAAACCACCTTGTTCTTTTTGGTACTATTATATAATTAGGGTCATAAACCCCACCAATATCAGAACCTTCAAGACTTCCAGTGGTGCCTCCACTAACCATTGAGTCTGTTGAACCTATTCTATCCTTTCTAAATGCTGGATAGTAAGTGTGTACTTCAAACGAAACAGTTAATTTTATTGTATTATCTCCACTTAAGCTTTTTTCTCTATTTATTTCTATTTGATTTGAGTCTGGTAATACCATTACCGCGTCTATATTCATAAAGTTATGTTCGAAATACATAAATCTATATAACCAAAGTGTATCTAGTACAGCTTGATTACATTTGAATATATCTATCTCACTTGATAATAGAATTGTTAGTTCATATGCAACTGAAAGTGGAACAGCTCTAACCTTTGCTAAAACTCTTCTTACTTCTTTGTTATCCTCTACAACCATTCTTAACCAAACATTTGGGTTAGCGAACTCATCTGATTTGATATTAAACCCAGTCATTGTTAAATGCCCTCTAGGTATCATATCTGTATTAAGTTCTACAAATCTATTTTCCGATACTATATCATCAGCGAATGAGTCCAATAAGAATCTTTCATCACCAGTCATTGAGTAATAAAATGGTACTTTGACATGGACATCACCAGATGTAAATCTGTTTATCCAATTTATTTGACCTTCCAATGTGTCTAAAACACACACGGTTAAGTCTCTAAAAAATACATCTTCAAAATTAAATCTTTCACCTATCATATCTGTATATATTAAATAAACTTTACCTGTAATTTCCAATATATTAATTACTAAAACAATTTTATGTCAGATATTAAATCACTTTTACTATGGGAGAAATGGAGACCAAAGACAATGGAAGATATAATTCTATTGCCAAGAATCCGTAAACAATTCCAAGATGGAATAACACAAAATTATATTTTACACGGTCACTTTGGTGGTGGTAAAACATCTTTAGCTAGAATACTAATAGGAAAATACACAAAGGATAAGCCTTTCTTAGAACTAAACAGTTCATTATACACTTCTATTGATGTTCTTAGATCAGAGATTGAGGATTTTTGTAAGTTTACTCCAATGATGGAAGTTGAGTCTGACTATAAGTATGTATTTCTTGATGAGTTCGAAAGAGTATCTCCTCAATTTCAAGATGCTTTCAAGGCTTTTATTGAAAAATATAATAAGAATGTTAGATTTATAATTACAACAAATCATTTGAATAAGGTTTCTGATGGTATAAAGTCTAGAATTGCCAAGATTAACTTTGATTGTCAGAATGTTGATGAGGAAAGATACATGAAGACTGAGATTTATAAAAGAATCGCTAATGTTATTCTTCCAAAAGAAGAAAAATCTATACCTAAAGATGATTTAATTTCTATTATAACAAAGAAGTTCCCTGATTTCAGATCTATAATGGTGGAAGTTCAAAGTTATTTAGAAACAGGAGACTTAGCTTATGGTTCACTTGGTTCAAATGTGACTAATAAGGTAAAGATGGATTTATATACCGCTATTTATGATAAATCATTAAATTCAGAGGCTATATATCATTTCTTAATGAAAACATTTGGTCCTGATAAAATAGATGTGATGATAGGACTACTTGGGAAACCATTTATAGATTGGTCGATAAGTGATAAGAAAGAAAATATTGATAAGTTATTTAAAGTTGCTAGTATAGTATGTGAACATACGATTATTATGGAATCTGCTGCCGATCCAATAATAGTTGGGATGTCTTTAATAGGTAAAATAAGAGAATTATAGGTATTTTATATATACTATATGAAGACTTGTAGTAAGTGTAATATAGAAAAAGATGAATCACTTTTTGGTAAAAGAAGTTATTCATCTGATGGACTAAGATCTGAATGTAAGGAGTGTAGAAGTAAAGACCATTTAGAAAACAAAGAGTTGAGAAATAAGAGGACATTAGATAACTATTATAAAAATAGAGATGTTCGCTTGATGAAAATGTCAGAGTATAAATATAAAAATAGAAACTTGGATGGTAAACTTATTAAACTTTCCTTATTAAAAGAGGGAATATCTGAGTTAGATAAGGTCTGTTCTAAGTGTTTTAATATAGTAGATAAAAAAAATTTCACCAAAGACAATTCAAAATCTGATAAACTACATTCACATTGTAATACTTGTAGGGGTAAATATAAAATGAATAGGGTAAAGTCAGATCCTATTTATAAGCTTATCACATCTATTCGATCTAGGATTTCGCAATCCCTTGGTAACTTAAATATATCAAAGGATAGAAAAACTATATCTATATTAGGGTGCTCATTAGATGAGTTTAGATATTTTATAGAGTCTAAATTTACAGAAGGTATGTCTCTTTCTAATTATGGCGAGTGGCATTTGGATCATATAATTCCAGTAAGCTACGCTAAAAACGAAGAAGATGTTTATCTACTTAATCACTATACAAATTTTCAGCCTCTTTGGTCAAAAGATAACCTTTCTAAAGGAAATAGGTACATAGGTTAATCTACTAAATTTAGAGACTTGTTGAATTAATCTTCATCTTCGTCACTTGATTCGTATTCTTTATAGAACTCTAGCTTTATTGAATCTTTGGAACCTTGATATGATATTTTCTCCAATCCTGTTATATCTTTTACTCGATTTATAATCTCATTAAAGTCTAGTTTTAATAGAACATCTTGAGCATCTATATCGATTGTGTATCTATCGTCTCCTCTGTCAGCTGATTTCTTGACTCTAACTTTTCCTACGAATTCATAGTCAGCAAATATTTCCTTGATATCCTGCATGAGATCACCTTTTTCGGACTTTAGAATAGCTCTACAATCATAATATATATCCAACATCTTATTTATGTTTCTATCCCATGTACCTTTTAGGTCATCTATAATTATTCTAATACATTCTGCATCTATCCCACCAATATCATCATTTCTTTCATTTGCCTCCTCACAATTCCATAACAGTTCATCAATTTGTTGAGTTAAATTATCATCATATTTATTATAATATGTTGATAGAACGTTTATTATATCATCTTGATATTCCACCATTAAATCTTCTGGTGTTTCTTTAGATTCAAAATGTTTTAAGTATTTCATATAAAGTATATATTATTTTTATATATACTTTATGTCAACATTTAACTTCACAGATTTCTATATAGCCTATCCAGGTCATCCTAGAT